CCCCCTTTGACAGCCTGGATTCAAGCTGAATGCCGGACTGGATGTTTTCGTGAAACGCTGCTGGAAACGATCCAGCAGCAGGACGAGCCGCTGAATGTGGAACTGGCCGTGGTCGAAAAAATTGACCCGGACAAGATCACGGTGAGGATACCGTGCCGGGTCGCCGACCATGAAAGCACTTCGACGTTCGGCCTGGACGTGTTCTTCGAGATCAACCCCTTGACGCACAAAGCGCAGCGGGTTTAGTCGAGAACGTCTGTATCGACCGTCGCGTGCTCCGGGTTTTTGTAGGCCAGGCGACCGGCCAAGTGATCCCGCCCAATCTTGCGGAAAAACTGGTTGATGGACTTCACGCCCAGGATGGGCTGGTCCTCCAGCATCTTGGTCACGATAGCTGCCTGTTCCTTCGGAATCCGAAAGGACACGATGTGTTCTTTGAGCTTCTTTTCAGCCATGCTCGATAGAACGGAATCGTTGACCAGGGTTCCCGTTCTTTTTGGTAGTTAAAAGCGTATGGCAAACACGACTGCAACAAGCCTGCTGAAATACCTGGGGATGATCGGGACATCCGGGCAGCCAACCGGAAGTCTCGTTCCACGGGCAGGCACGCCCACAGCAGATCAAGAGCTGTTCAAGGAGTTCCAGGAGGCGGGCAGGGTCGCCAACCCGGATGTCTGGTCAAGGTTCAACGCCTACATGCGGCGTCCTGTCACCTTCGACGCCATGCTCCAGCTTTGGGACGAGATGGCCGGATGGGACTTGATGGCAGCCGCCCTGGTAGAAATTGTTGACGAAGCTACTCAGACCGACCAGAACAGCCCGGCCTCGATCTGGTATCAGTGCAACGACCGCGAGTTCGAGGATGAACTGAACGGGATGCTGGTCAATCTGAACACGGAGGAGCTGCTGCCCTCGCAGATTTACTACGTCGCCTCCCTGGGCAACCATTTCGAGAAGCTGGAATACGCGCCCGGCGAAGGTGTGCTGGGGATGAGCTTCATCCACCCGATGGACATTCGCCGCTACTGGCTGGAGCGCAATCGCAAGGTGGTCGGGTTCCGCTGGACCGGCCACAAGCCCAGCAAGGAAGCTGCGTTCGTCCACCCGGACAACAAGACGCCCATCGAGCGCGTGGCCATCAGCGACGGCCAAAACGTCGAGGAGCTGTGGTATCCGTGGGACATGCTCCACTTCCGGCGCATGTATCGGCTCCGCATCAGCGAGCACGGCGAACCGATTTTTGACGAGGCGCAGGGGATTTACAAAAAGCTGCGCTTGGCTATTGACCAGATGGTCGTCCACCGCGCCCAGGTCCAGCCCGACCGCTACGTCATCAACATCGACACCAAGGATCAGCCGCCGATGGAGCAGATGAAGACGGTCCAGCGGTGGAAGCAGACCCTCCGCAGCAAGCTGTCCTTTGGCCTCCAGAACCAGGGCAGTAACGGCCTGACGCAAGACCTCACGGACCCGATGGGCTTCCAGGCTTTCTACAACGCCTGGTCGCTGGACACGATCCTGTGGGTCGCCAAGCCCACCGGCTTCGAGCACACCATCGAAAAGCTCCAGGGCACGCAGAACATCCCCGACGTTTACGACATCGAGCTGCTGACCGACCTCTTTTACTCGATCATCGGTATGCCGCGCTCCTGGTTTGGTGCCAAGAGCGGCAGCGCCGGTGGGGACCAGGCCATGAGCGGCAAGGCGCTGCTTGCCCAGGACATGAGGTTCCTGCGGAAGATCAAGGGCATCCGCCGCCCGGTCATCAACGGCTACACCTGGCTCGGCTACTTCCACGCGGTGCTCAAGGGCAAAGACATCCGCGAGCTGGACATCAAGGCCATGATGCCGCCCATCGGCAGCCTGGAAGACCAGATGAAGCTGGAGATGCTGCGCCAGCAGGCCGAAGTGCTCGATGTCCTGGCCGACGTGATGGCCAAATACAACCTGCCCCGCGAAGCCTGGGTCGAGACCATCTTCAAACGCTACATGCGCCTGCCCGATGAGGTCGTGAACATGTTCATCACTGCGCTCCCCTCTGAAATCGAGGAGCCAGCTATGGAAAGTTTACAAAAACGACCCGCGCCTTACAGCTACCGCATCCTGCGCGAGATCGAAGACAAGGTGCGCCAGTCGCCCGATGTTGTTGCGCTGGTCGAGGAGCTTCGCCAGGGCATCAAGGGCGAAGCGGCTCCCTCCCGCAGCCGTGGCAAGCGCAAGCTCCACGAGAACATGTTCAGCAGAAAAGGCATGGACATGAAGGCGGAGATCGGAAGCTGGGACGTGATTATCTCCTCCTACGGGCGGCACCCGATGGAGCTGAAACGCCAGTCTGAAACAGGCCAGACCGTCACCGGCTCTGGTCCCGGCCCGCTCAACGAGGCCAAGACGGAGCAGCCGTATCGGCAATTCTACCCGGAGAGGATGTAATGCTGACGATCACCTGTAACCTGGCCAAGCAGGAGAATCTGATGGTTCTGCCGGGCAGGAACTATGGCTCGGTCCACGTCATTGCCGTGGTCACGGACAGCAACCCGGCCATCAACATGGTGGGCGCGAGCCTGGACTGGAACGACGGAACGCCGCCCGTTCAGTTCACTCCGGGGCATAAGCCCATCTCCCTGGACATGACCAGGAACCTGCGCCTGGGCACCTACTTCATCACCATCCTGGCTTGGAACTACCTCCAGCCCACGCCGAATCAGACGGCCTATTACAGCACCGTTACCATTCAGCCAGAGCAGCTTGTTCCCACCGTGGACAAGTATCTGTTCGGTCCAATCCTGCCGATGGACGATGGCTTCCCCAACGAGCAGGAGTGGAACTTCGACACCGGTTTCAACCTGGATGTGCTCAAGTCTTCGGTGAAAATGCTGCTCATCACATCCAAGGGCGAGCGGGTCATGAACCCGACCTACGGCACGAATCTGCGGCGGGCCGTGTTCGAGCCAAACGATGGCAACGTCCAGTCGTTGATCCAGCAGGAGATCGACGAGGCGATCAACCAGTTCGAGCCGCGAGTCAGCCTTGAATCCCTGGAAGTGCTTCGGCCTTCCCCGCGTGAAGTCCTGGTCAACGCCATCTTCCTCTCGAAGATGAACCAGGCCACATTCAACCTTTCCCTGCCCTTCACCACATGAGCCTGACCGGCAAGCGCCAAACGGTTAACCGCCGCGACTTCATCCGCAAGTGGATGCAGGAGTGCGGTGTCACCTACGACGTGGCCTGCCAGCTCTACCGGACGATGGTTTCCACCTTCGAGGAGGGCGTGGCGGATGGCAGCAAAGTCACCATTGGGCGGCTCGGTGCTCTGGTCCCGCAGTGGCAGGAGGCCCGCCAGGTGACGATGGGATTTCGGCGAACGCCTGGAAAGGGCGTCGTCAAACAGAAGCAGACATACATCCTTGACCCCCGTATCCGCTACAGGTTCAAGATTTACCGCGAGTGGATGAGCACTCGGCACCTGAACTGGTATGGCTGAGGTAGTTAAACCGTTATGGCAATCGACCCACTAAGCATTCCAGATGCCGCAGCAATCAACTACGGCGAGAACGACGTGCGTCACTTCACCGAGGGTGATGCGATGGACGTTCCAGGCATTTCGCGCCCGACCCGGCACCTGGCTCAGCGTGACGTGGCCATCGCGCAGAAGGTCAACGAGGTAATCGAAGTTGTAAACAATAAGGAGCAGTTTGTCCCCATGCCGGTGCTGCGGACCACGCTCCCACCCAATGCCGAGGAGATCATCCAGAACTTCCGCATCCCGCCCGGCTTTGAGTGCCGCGTGCTCAATGCGGTCGTGACCTCGATCCCGGCCTCCTCCAGTGCGGAGCTGGACATTTACTACACCCCGAACAGCTTCGGCAATTCCACCGGCGCTCAGGTGGTCAGCACGTCCACCGAATACACGGGCGGCACCATTTTCTTCTCGGCGGGCGAGTTCATCATCACGCTCAAGAACCGTGGCGGTTCCACGCTGGAGATGATCGCTTCGATCCTGCTCACCATGCGCCCCCTGGGAGCCACGTCTGGCTTTCTGCTGGCGTCGGCTTCGATTGCGCCTTCCGGCCCGCCCGGACCCGCTGGTCCTCCGGGGCCTAGCGGCGGAGCTGGTCCGACCGGTCCTGCCGGATCGCCTGGGCTGACCTGGCAATCTACCTGGGTGGTCTCCACGGCCTACACCGCAACCGACGTGGTTTACTACGACGGCTCAGCGTTCAAATCCAAAGCAGCAGGCAACGTCGGCAACGTCCCGGTGGGTGGAGGCGGCGATCTCTGGTGGGATTTCCTGGCCAAGAAGGGTGATCCTGGGTTCGACTGGAAGGGCGTTTACAGCCCGGCCACGACTTACAATGAGGACGAGGGAGTGGAATACCTGGGCAGCTCGTATGTTTGCGTTTCGCCGCTCCCGATCACGAACCACGATCCCATCACGTATCCGGCTGAGTGGGATTTGATCGCTGCCAAAGGCTCCAACGGTCCAACCTACCGTGGCACCTGGGGCAACCCTCCGACCGATAACCCGTCGCAGCCTTACATCCTGAATGATGTGGTGACCTATGTGGTCGGTGGAGAGACCCAAACTTACATCGCGGTCCTGCCTCCGACTGGTCCGATTCAGTGGACTACGGCTCCTCCGAACACGAGCTGGAACCTGATGTTCAGCGCCCCCACCACGGCCTATGGGTTCAGAACATGCACCGGCACCGTTTACGTCGAGGCCGACTACAAGGCTGCAAGTGGTCCTGACGGCCCTTACCTCAACATCCCGCTTTCGTATCCGGGCACGGCTATCGTGACCTTCCAGGAATACAAGGTGAGCGATGCGGCAGTTGGGCACGGGCTGGCCTTCTTGAAGTTTTACTATTACGCCAAATGGCTGGGTTCGATCACGCTCGTCATGCCTGACACGCTTTCGACCTCTCCGGCTTCGGTGAATTGGACGAACACTGACGCCATTCTGAGCTTCGCTAACGCGGGCACGGTCAAGAGCTATGGAACCCAGGCGACTATTCCCCTGGGCGGTGATACCAATGTTCCGGGATTCTCCTTGAACGGGACCGTCTCCGGGCCTCGGCTCCGGCAGTTCGACAATAAGTTTACGATCACCAATCCGAGCGACCAGTATTGCATGGTTTACATGTCCATGCTGGCGCTGAAAACTTACTGAGTGCGGGTCAGCTTGAACGGGAAGGCCGGTGGAGGACCATCGGCCTTAGTTGGCCAAACGCCCACCACTGGCTCGCCTTTGGCCATGCGCTCTTTAGCTTCCTGGTAGAGCACGACGGCTTTTTTCCAAAACACATTGTCGCAGTCGGGCCAGTATTTGGTCATGTAGTCCACGAGCATGTCGCCGTAGCCTATCGAAGCTTCGGGCCACTTCTTTTCCTCGATGAACTTGATGATCTCTTTGTTGCGCTGGGCTGACTCGTTCCAATCGTGGTTACCTGCGAGCATCTTGTCCACCAGGATGCGGCCTTTGCCCAGGTAGAAGTTGGCCATCATGGAGGCGAAGGGATTCTGCGAGTCCCAAACCAACATGAAACGGATGAGCTGGTGTTCGTTCGGGGTCATCAGACCCCGTGCTTCAAGTTGTTTACAAATTACATCAGGCATAATCAGCAGCAGCCCGTGTGGTCGATCATGGCCATCGAGAGCATGTCGCTGTAGATGATCGAGCCATCAGGGATGGCCGAATTGTCTGCAACCATGCGGATGCCGTAGCCGAAATTCGTGCCGTTGGCGTTGCTTCCGCCGTGACTGATCGCAATGCGGAGCTTGGTCGAGGCCGGTGGATTCACCGTCGTCGCGCCAGAGGGCAGACCAACGATCCATTCATCGCCAGCATGGGCCGCATCAGCAAGAACGGTAAATGAAAAGCCGTTGTTCACGCTGTAGGTTCCGCCAGATACCACGTCCGTCCAGATAGGGGTCGTGGCGTTGGTGCAGTATTGCCACTTGTATTGGATCGGCGGCGTCCCGACAACCTCCAGCTCGGCCACGTAATCGTTCATGCTGTCGCCATCCCCGGCTTCGTCTTTCCAGTAGCAGTTGCCCTGGTCGCTGAGGTTGCTCTCGCCGATCTTGGCGATGATCTGCGGACAGGTGTTGACAAAACGGGTAGGCTGCGTTGGTCCCAGCGGCTCGTAGTCGCAGACGATTGACCACTTCACACCGGCGATGGTCAGATTGACCACGCGGCGTCCCACGATATGGCGTGCTCCGGCGTTGTCGCGGGTGTAGCGCAGCATACCGGACAAGGCTCCGTGGACGCGCTCTGGCTCCGTGCCTGCGTGGCTAAGCAGCGTCGTGTCTGACGCGCCTGCGACGACGTTCAGTTCTCCGGCAAATTCGGTGACCAGGCTTGCGATAGCCGGGCTGCCCACCGTCAGGTCGAGGGTGGGGTCGGCTTGCTGTGGGGAGATGATGCCGGTGTAAGGCGGCAGGACCGGATCGGGGTAGCCGTCCAGCCCGCCAGAGAGCTGAGCGGGGGCGTAGTAAATCTGGTCGCCCACCACGATGCGGAGCACGCGGCCAGGAGTGTCTGTGTGCCAGCAGCCGCCAGAATCGAAATACTCCTGATCCATCCCCGTCCAGCCATGTGATTTGGACATGCTGGCGTTGACGTGATCGTTCAGGTTGTTGGCCAGCGCGTCCAGACCACTGATCGTGTTCTTGACCTCACCCTGAGTGACTAATTGTTTCTGGCTCATAGGGGTCCATCAACCGTGCCGGGCGGCAGGCCGTAGAGTGGCCCACTGTCGAAGAAGTCCACCACATCCTCCCAAAACGTGGTTTCGCGCCAGTTGCGCTGCGCCCACTGGACATACAGTTGGACGGGCGTGGTTGTAATCTGGCCGAAGTCGTTGCTGATGGTGCAGGAATACAGGCCCGCATCGTCCAGAGCAGCGTTGGTGACGGCAAGTTGGTTGGACGTGGCCCCCTGGATGAGATTGCCGTTGTGATACCACTGATAGGTCAGCATCGGCGTGCCGTCTGCAATCACTGCAAATCGGGCCGTTTCGCCGTAGCCGATATTCTTGGCGGTCGGGGGTGTGATGATCGACGGAGCCACGCCGCTGGTGGGCGGGATGAACGGAATAATGGGCACCACGACGTTGACATCCGTGTTGTAAGCCGTCAGCGGGATGCGAAGGCGCTGGCTGCCGGGGATGGTGTTGCCGCACGAATCAATCCACGCCTGCGGAATCACGACGAACTGATAGTGCTGAGACCAGTCGCCGTTGATGTGGACGGCAACGCCCTCGGCGTAGTTCTCCGTGTTCTGCGTCGCGGATAGCCGGGAGGCGTCCGTCAGTAGTGAGGTATTGGCACTCATTCACGCCAAATAGAACTCAACCAACGGGTGGACGTTCCAGGAATTGATCGGCTTCGGCAGCTTCCGGTCGCTCGGCAGGTTCTCCGGCCTGCGGCATTTCTTCGCCGCCCGGCGCAGGTTGGCCCTCGACTGGACCCTCAGCGCCTTCCGGCTCCTCGGCCCCAATCTCCTGGCCGATAAGGTCAGGGTTGCGCTGTTCACCAGGCATACCTGCTTCCTCGCCGCCCTCGATGGCCTGCTTCTCGGCGTCCTTGGCCTCCTTGTATTCCTCCTCGTCCTCACCGGGTCCGGGGACGTTCTGGAGATACCAGCCAAGCTCAGCAAAAAGCTCATCCGCAAGAGGATCAGCGTGGTCTTGTTCGAGCGCCCGGTAGATGGCGTTGAGCTGGCCCCAGCTCAGTTCCACCGAGTAATCGTTGAACGTGTCTTTCTTTTTCTTAATGACCATAAGCGAGGGCACACGGCCCCGATGTATCTACAGGGCGGGCGACCGATCCAAAAAAGTAAACAAAAACGTCCGCGTTCTGTAGAGAAGTATGAATCTGGTAACATTTGCCGAACCGGTCTCGATCAACTTCAAAAAGTCGGCGGGTGCCGCGACCATGACCTTTGAGGCAGGCCGCGAATACATCCTGCCCCAGCAGCAGTTCAACCGCATCATCCAGGAGCAGGCTGTCAACCAGCGTGCCTTCAAGGTGAGCCGGATTGAAAGCCGAATCGCCAATTTCAATGCCCTGGCCCGCAAGCCTGGCACCCAGCGCCTCCTGATTTACAACGGCAGCGGCGGCTATGGGGACCAGATCATGACCTGGCCGTTTGCCCGGATCATGTCCAGCTACGGCTTCGAGGTCCACGTTCTGACCGACCCAGGCAACCAGACCTGCTGGTGGAACTTCCCCTGGCTCAAGTCCATCCAGACCCTTCCCATGCAGCACGAGCAGTTCAAGATGTTCGACTACTACTTCCTCCTGGAAGCCGTGGTCAACACCGACGAGCACCAGGACCAGCTCCATCCCCTGGACGTGATGCTCAACAAGGCCGGGGTTAACCCCGACACCATCGACGCCAAGAGCAAGGTCGTGCGCCCGAACTTCACCTTCCTGGAGATGCAATCGGCAAACATCTTCCAGGGCAAGAAGCTCGGCATGTATCAGCTCTCGGCGGCGAACCAGGTGCGGTGCCTGCCGCCCAACGACAGCGCCTTCATCCTGAGCAAGCTGGCAGACGCCTACCCGGACATGCACTGGCTGGCGCTCTACGACGAGTTCATCCCGGAGCCTTACCGCAAGGCCGTCATGTGCGCCAAGTGTGGCGGCAGTGGCCGGGTGGAAAAAGCGCCCGAAGTTACGGACAGCGGAACCACGGTCACGGAAAACGGAACCCAGGTTACGCCGCCCGCGCCGGTCCATGACATCTGCCCCAAGTGCAAAGGTTCCGGCTGCCTGCGCCAGAACATCCAGCTTTACTGCTCGCCGTCCCTGCGGGAGCTGTGGGCGCTGACCACCAAGGCATCCCTGGTGGTTGCCCCGGACTCCATGATGGTTCACGTCGCCGGAGCGATGGACGTGCCCTGCGTCGGCCTGTGGGGTCTGTGCGACCCTGGCAAGCGCGTGAAGTATTACAAGAATCACATCCCGGTCTGGAAGCGCGAAGCCTGCCCATTCTCCCCCTGCTTCGCTTACAGCGGCGTGTTCCCCAAGTATTGCCCGCCCCGGCCTAACCGGACGGTTTGCGAGTGCTTGGGAGCCGTGTCACCACAGGATGTGATCGACGCCTGCAAACAGATTGTTCCGCTGCCGACGCCCGCAGCTTAATTTTGTTTACATTTTCCAGCAAGGCTGGATACTGCTGGTGTGATTCGTGTCATTGAAGGTCCAACACACATCAAGCTGGTTGGCGACAGCTCGGAGCTGAGCAACCTGGCCAGTAAGCTGCGCTTTCGTCCCAAGGGTTTCGAGCACGCCCCCTCCTACAAAGCCTACGTCCTGACCGATGGCCAGGACGGGTGGGACGGCTACGTCTGCCCTATCACCTTCTCCAACGACGAGCGGGCCAACTGCCTGCGCGGGCACCGGGACACCATCATCGAGCTGGCCCAAAAGCTGGGCTACCAGGTGGACACCAGCCAGTGTCTCAAGTCGCCCTTCGCCTCCATTACCTCCGACGACATCCCCGTGGACCTCCTGGCCTCTGACTTCGACCTGGACGAATACCAGCGCGAGAGCGTGGCCTTCTGGCTCTCCCACGGGATGGGCGTCAACAAGATCGCCGTCAACGGCGGCAAGACGGCCATGTTCGCGGCAGCAGCGGGCATGATTATCGCCAAGTTTAGCGACGCCCGCATCCTTTACATCACGCAGAGCGAGCGCCTGGTCCGCCAGGCTTACAAGGACATCAAGGCGTTCATGCCCGGCTTCCACATCACCCAGTTCGGCGGCAGCAAGAACGACAAGACCGGCAAGGACATGGTGATCTGCACCGTGGCTATGCTGTGGGCACACCGTCAAGAGTTGATCGCCGAAAAGTGGTTCAACAACTTCATCGCCGTCCTCTACGACGAGAGTCATCACGTCTGCGCTCCCACGAGCAGCAAGATCATGATGCAAATTCCAGCCTTCTTTCGGCTGGGCGCTTCTGACTCCAAGCGCGACAGCGACCCGGCCCTGGCCAACAAGATTCAGGGCCTCCTGGGGCCGATCCGCTACGTGGTCCCGGTCAGCACCTACATCGACATCGGGCGCTCAGCCAAGCCCACCATCTACTTGGTTCAAAACGGGGATTGGCACAACCGCTTCAAGAGCGTCCCGCACCAGGCTGACCCGGACACCCCGGCCTGGGCGCTGGTCGGCAGCGAATGGAAGCATGGCACCTACGTCGGCCCGGTTTATGAGCGCGATGAGAGCGGCCAGATCAAGATGCGGAAGGTCCGCGAGCTGGAGGGCGTGGAGGAGAATGAGGTCTATACCAGCAACGGGGACGTGGACACGCAGAAGAAGGCCAAGTGGATCGAGGTCGAGAAGCCGGTCACCGTGGACGGCTTCCACGTCATCCAGTTCGACGGCTCCTCGACCACCTACAACGTGGACTCGCGCTACTGCTTGCTGGATCGGACCATCGACAAGTCCATCATCAGCTTCAAGGAGCGCAACGAGTTGATCGTGGCCTGGGCCAAGCACTACAGCCAGGAGCGCAACTTTCCGACCCTGGTGGTTTGCACCCGGACTATGCACGTCCTGGTCCTGGAAACCATGATTGGCAACGCCATCGGCCAGGACAACGTGAAGGTGCTGTTCAGCGAGCATACCCCCAAGGAACGCGACCAGGCGTTCGCTTGGTTCCGGTCCCACCCTGGCGGCGTGCTCATCAGCCCGCTGGTCAAAGAGGGCGTCTCGATCAACGAGATTCGCGGCGGCGTGATCGCCGACTACATCGGGGACGCCGAGGTCATGAACCAGATCATCGGGCGGTTCATCCGCAAGAAGCAGGGCGACAACGAAGCGTTCATCACGGCCTTTATTGATGTCCAGCACCCGGCCCTCCGGCGCGGCTCCAAGCGCGTCTTCAACAAGCTCCACGACATTCGCGGCTACACTTTCTATCATCCCTGCCTCGGACCCGACAGCATCGGACGTGCGAAAGAGTTCAAACGTCTTGACTAAAAGGTAAACGCTTTCGACCCCGTTCTACTGGTCGAATGAGTATGTTGAAATACGGCGCGGAGTGGCACAGCTCCATTCCCGCTAAGAGCGTTTTGAGGAACGCAGAGCTGTCATTTGGTGCGCGGGTGCTGTGGGGCATACTCCAGAGCTATGCCAGCCCCGATAGTCCGCAGCCTTTTCCAAGTCAGGATACCCTGAAATCGAACATGGGCTGCGCCAGGTCAACCTTGCAAACCTACCAGTATGAACTCCAGAAGAAGGGGTTTCTGTTCGTTGAAAAAGAGCGGCTTGGTGGTGTCTGGAAGGGAAATGTTTACACTTTAATTGTGCCTTCTATGCCCGGTTTACCGGGCATGGGTGGGCCGGTCAAAAAAGGTCTCACCATGCCCGGATTACCGGCCCCGGACAGCCGGGCACTAAGATTCCCCAGTCTTAAACAATCACCAAAGACCAAAACCACTGCCGCTGGCGCGGGCAGTGGTTCCGGTCAGAGTGGTGCTGGTGGTGTTGCGCCTTCGGCGGAGAAGACGGCTTTCCAACACGCTCAAAGATTCCTGAACAAGTGGAGCAAGGGATTCCAAGCTCGCTTCGGACTGCCCTTCATGATGAAGCGCGGATACCAGGAGCGGGTGGAGGAAGTCTGCCGGACCCAGGACATCGGTGGGAACGAGCTGGTCGCCTACGCTTACCGGATGTGGATGAATGTGGACGGAGTTGACCAGCCGGATGACAACGACCCGATGTTCTACCAGATCAAAGCCAAGCGCGACCTGGGATTCTTCATCAGGCACATCGACAAGATTGCCATTGAACAGGAGAGGCCCTTGGACACAGACCGGTGGATCACCAAAGACCAGCAGGCGGAATTTGATCGGTTGGAGCAGTCCGTCCTGGAAGCCAAGACGTAGTTATGGCGTGATCGACCAAATCATCAGGCAACTGCTTGAGGCAGATGACGACGAGGCTTCCTGGAAGGATGCGGCCCACACCTTCCGGGATACGGCCTGGCCTGAGACCTACGGAGAGGTCCACTACCTCTACGATGAAAACGGTCATCCGATGCGGAAAAGCCGGAACCTGCGGGGAATCCGGGAATACGTTTCCAGGATGCCGGTCAAACTGATTCGTATTCAACAGCTTGACAAGGGAGAGGGCGGCATTCGGGTTGATTTCACCAACAACTGGTATTGGTTGGGCCGCTTTGCCAGCTTTGGGGTGCTAAAGTGGGCCTTGAGGAGCTGGCGGAACCTCTATGGGGCACCTTTAATCGTTAACGGAGAGCCATCGGGCACGGTCGATTACCGGAATCGGGCACTCCAGGAGAGCGATGGCGATTTCGACGTGAAGGAGGTCGCCTGGGGCGGCGAACCTGTGGCCAGCCTTGAGGACATGAAGGCTGCGGAGCCGGAGTTTTTCAGCCGGAAGAACAACAAGTGGTTCGGCACCAAGAAGATTTACAAATACGGGAACTACCTGGTCCTCAAAAACGTCCGGCGCACTCACGGCCACTTCGGGGAGATGTCCACCTGGACCCAGTATGTGATCTACGAGTTCGTCAAAACCGAGCAGACCCCGCAGGGCCTCATGCTCCACCGGCAGAGCGCCAACAGCCTGGAGAACGCCAAGTCCATGATTAAGCGCAAGGATTTCAGGGAGTGGCGCGAACAGCTTGCGGACTACGGCACCGGCGTCTGGAATGAATCCCTGGATGATGACGACGAGAGCACCAAGGAGCTGCTGGGCGGCAACCTGGGCTTGGGTCCGCTCATCCAGGCTGAGCTGGCCAAAGGTGTCTGGCGTGAAGCGGGCAGCCATCATTACGTCTTCCCGATCAACCCGCACATGAACGTGCTGGTCACGCAGCTCGATGACGACCTGTGGGAATTGCGGACGACCTTCGATGAGATGGAGATGAGCCGGACGACCGGCAATGAACGCGAAATCTTGGCGATCCTGGACCGCGAGGGTTACCTGGAGGGCGGCAACATGTTCAACCGGGAGCTGGAATACCGAGCGCGGCAAGGACAAGCATGATCCCGAAAATCGCCATCTACAACAACGTCTGGCAGATCAACGCCCAGCATCGGCCCATGCTCAGCTATGAGCAGATCATGTATCTGGCCACGCGGGGCAGTTGGCTCATCAACGCCCAGCTCCAGCAGGCCCCCATCGACCGTGAGCTGGGCAACGGGGACTGCAATGTCTTCCCCGGCCAGGGCGTGGCCGACTTGAATCGGGTGGAGTGGCTGATGAACAAGTATCCTTGGGGACGCTTCTCCGTGGATGTCGGCGGGCCGGACAGCTTCTCGGTTTACATTTACATCGGGACGAACGACATCGGCACCTGGCGGCAGAAATACATCGAGATTTGGGGCACTGCCAATCGTCCGCCCTACTGGCAGAATGATTCGCAGACCATCGTGGTCAACGGAACGGAAGGAACGAACTGGCCGTGAACGACGAACTCGACGACTTCAAGGACGTGGCGAACCTGGCCGACGATTGGTATGCGCCGGGCCGCAAGGTGCTGGCCTACCTCCAGGACATCCTCCCTGGCACGGCAGAATGGGGCCGTGTCTGGAAGGTCGCTACGGTCCATTCGCGCAACGCGGACAGGAAGACCCTGTGGGTTGCCCACCCGCAGCACGGTCATGCCCTGGTTCACCTTCATCAGATCAAGCCCTACGTCGGGGAAGCGATGGAGGACGACCCGGACCTGGATGTCAAAGAGCTGGCCGGAAGCAGGGAATATGAGTCCCGCGAGGAGTGGGCGCGTCAAAACCTCTATTGGGACGAAGATCGAAAAATGTGGGAGATACCGGGCACGACCTACAGCCAAGCGTATCCTGGCACGGTGGAGCACGCCAACCACCTGTTCTTCGTTCGCAACTTCCCCTGGCTGGAGGAGGATGGCAGCGAGCTAAATTTCCGGGTGTTCCTGGAACCGGACAAGCTGGATTGGATGCCGCTTTGGAATCCGTTCCGGGGTTACGTCAAACAGTCAATTCAAGGCCGGGTGCTGGACGACGACATCATGAGCGAGGTCGCCGAGCAAGCCATCGGAAGGGCCTGGAGGGAGACCTATGCTAAGGAGTTTGCGGACTCGTTGGCGGAAAGATTCGGCGGTCAGTTCAAGTCCGAAAACCCGCAGGCCGAGATCGAGACTTTTCTTTTCGGACCTCACGGTCTCAACTTTTTCAACCGGATGGCCTCAGAAGCCGAGGAGTTTTGGGACACGGACACGTCCCATAAACCTTCGGTCAATGTTGACCGTGTGGTAGAGCTGGTCACCTGGCCGAAGCTCCACGCGGCCATGTATCCCGACCGTAATCAGCTCCAGTTCAAGCTAGGGGACCAGCCCGCGCCACAGCAGCAGTTGGACATGTTCGAGGGCATTGAGGATGAGGATGACCTGACCGACCTCATCAAGCACGACAAGGGTTCACACGCGGAAGCGATCCTGGCCTGGGCCAACGAAAACCTGAATCAGAACGACCGGGACGGCTGGTTCTCCGTGGCTTCCCACTCTGATTTCAGCGGCGGTCTGGTCGAGCAGGCCAACCTGAACTACTTCAAAGAGCACTACCCCTGGCTCAAGGTCAGGGCGCTCTCTTACAACGGCAAAGAGCTGGGCTTTTACGAGGAGGACATCCCGGAGATTCCCGGTGACTCGTTCGAGGAGTTCCGCAAG